GGTCCGGCTTGGGGCCGGCCGATGGGCTCATGGACGTAAAAACATAGTGCTCTCGTCCTATAAGGCGGGCTGGGCGCAAGCCGCGCTCCCGAAGGATCTCAAGCTGGCCGCGCTCGTGCAGATCGCGGCAGACTACCAGGACTACCGAACGCATTCCTGGGGGGAGCTGTCGAGGAGCTTTTCCGATGGCAGTGTCACGCGGCGAGAAGAGGGGGAGTTTTTGTCTGTCGTTAAGGCGACTCTTGAAAAGTATCGGGGGGTGAGGATCTGACGATGACGGACATGCGAATTGAGCGAGACGTCACAGCTGCGCTTCGAAAGACAGCGACGACGCTGAACATCCCGCGGGCGGTTCGGAAGCTGACGACAGCCTGGGGCGCCGAGTCTGTACAGGCACTGGAGCGCTCTGCCGCCGAACAGCAGCGCAGCGGCCAGGGAAGAAAAACAGAAAACTTGGCGCGCAACATCGGAATGGAACACCGCGCGGCGGGTGAGGTGCTTTCGATCGTCGTGGGAACCGGTGTCGGAAACACAAAGGGTGTCATCTACGCCCGCATCCAGGACGAGGGCGGGACTATCCGAAAAAAAGATAAGCGGCTGACGATTCCCCTGGGACAAACGGAGGGCCGGATCTCGGATTATTCCGATGGGTTTTTCGTTCGTTCGATCGCGGGAAACTTGCTCTACTGCCAGCGTGTCGGCAAGACGGGGAAACTGAAACCGCTGTTTGTTCTTAAGGACGAGGTCCGCCTTCCGCCAACGTTTTGGTTCTCGGGGCCGATGCGCCGACGCGTCGAACACCTGGAACAAATCATGGCTCCCGATTACATCTATATGCAGGCCGAGGCCATGACTCAGGCCCAGGCCCAAAGCGGCGGGAGCGATGGGTAAATGCCAATGACCCCTCCAGTTCCGCGGGAGCTTGCGATTCGAAATCGGATTGTCACCGTGTTATCGGCGATCGCCGCCGGAGAAACGTACTGGACGACGCCCGCCCGGGTGATGACTCGTTACGTCCATTGGCGGGAGTATCAGGGCGCCTATCCGCTCTACATGGTTACCCTCGGGAGCGGGGGCCAGCGCAATTACAACTCCTACCATAGCGTCGACGAGACGTTCGAAATCACGATCAAGGGTTACGTCCGGGACAACGCGGATACAAGCGCTCGCATCCTGGAGTGCTGGCAGGATATCCGGGTTGCCCTGGCCGACGAGATGGGGAGCTCCGACGCGGCGGCGCTTCCATCCCTGGGCGTGATCCAGTTACTCATCAAGGAACCGCCTGACACCGACGACGGCTATTTGGCGATAGAAAACGGGCATGGTTTTTTCGACGTTCGCGTCGAGATTCAATTCAGCGACACGCTCGGATACGTCTAGGAATTCGGGCAAGGAGGCAAGGATGTCAAAAACGAACATGGCGGCAGCGGGTCCGCCCTCCTCGTCCGGCGAGGACAACGGGAAAACCCCGCGCAAATTTATCTGGACCGGTCCGACGGGCTTTTGGTACGAGGGCCAGCTCCTACTGGAGCAGGGTAAAACCTATGCCGCAAACCGCGTTGACGGGGCGGTCTTGGCCGCGTGGATCAGCACGGGCCATGCGGCCAATGTCGAAAACGGTAACAAGGAGAAATAAAACATGGCTACACCGACAGGGCCTTCCGTCCTGGACAAAAAGGTAGGGCTGAAAAAGGGCGAGACCTGGGGCACGGCGGTTGCCCTTGGCGCCTCAGATCAACTGCTGTGCAAAAAACTCAGCGGCTTGAAAGCGTCCCGGAAATATTCCCCGAGCGATCACGCGGGAGCGACGTTTCGCCCGGCCGGCGTGATGACGGATTACAACCCTCCGGACATCTCAATCGGAGGGGATCTCAGCTATGAGCTGGGCGCCATCGGCCGACACCTCGCCCTGCTGTTTGGGACGGCCGGAACGCCGACAAGGCAGGGGGCGACCACCGCTTATAAACACGAAATCAAATGGGCTGATTTCGGGTCAGGGTTCTACACCCTGGCCGCGGAGTTCCCGGGCGTCATCTACGAGGCCCCGTCGGTGATGCCGCTGGGGCTGGCGCTGAAGGTCGAGGATGGCCGTATCGCTTACGAGGCCAAGGGCCGCGGCGACAACTGCAAGGACGACAGTTCCATCAACGGCACGGTGCAAATGGCCGCGCTGACCCCGGCGCTTGATGTTCCGGTCACGTTCAACCAACTCAAAGTTTACATGAACGGCCGGGACGTTGCTACGGACGTACTGACGACGACGCCGCTGGACGTCAGCGGGATCGAGCCCGTCTTCAACCGGAGCTACGACAGCCAGTACGTGGCCGGGTCACCCACAATCGTCCTACCCGCGGCGGCGGATTATCCGGACATCTCGCTGAAGCTGAATTTCCCCCGCTTTGCCGCGGTGAACGCCGCTTACCTTGCCGCGCACATTGCGGGGACTCCGCAGAAGGTTGCGCTTCAACTGACGTCTCCGCTTGAGGCCGGGTCTGGATTCTACTATAGCATCACGATCTTTTACCCCTCAATGATCATCCAGAACCCCGATCCGAGCCGGGAGAAGATCATCAAGCACAGCATCGAGCTTGTCGCCGAACGGGCGCAGGCGAATCCCACCGGCATGAGCTCGACACTCCCTTATGTGGAGATCGTCAACAAGCAGTCGACGGATTACCTGGCGTAAGGCATGAGCGAAATCAAAAAGCTGGAACCGTTGACGGGGTGGATGGAGCTTCACCTGGCGACCGACATCATCGATCCGCCGGTGCTGAGGGTTCGGCTCCGGCCGCTGACGGCAATCGATATGATGGACGCGTACACTGAGGCCGGCGTCGTCAGGCTGTCACAGTTGACATTGGCCTCGGCGTTGGCCGCGATTGCAGAATGGGATTTGACCGAGAGCGGCCGGGCGCTTCCGTGCACGGACGAGGCCAAGGCGGAGCACGCTGCGTTTCTCAAGGTGTTGTTGGCGTCACGGGTCGAGCGGCGTGTTGGTCCGGGTGATGGCGTTGTGGAGGACGGGGAGGGCGACCGGTTTGCGGCAACGGAGATCCAACAGGTCGCACGGCGGTCGGAGAATTTTTTAAAAAATTAATCCGCTGCCTCGCGCTATGCGCCGATTGGCGCCGGACGCTCCTTCGGGCTGAGGAGCACCGGCACGGGGCAGGAGAGGACCGAAGCCGATGCCCGAACTGTCTGGTAAACGAAGCGGCAGCGCGGATGACCCCATTCGAAGCCGCGGCCTTGAGCTGGTACACGGCGAACGCCGGCGGATGGGCGGCGCGGGTAGGAATTACAGCGCGGGAGTTCGAGCGGTTGAGGCTCCGGGGTCCGGCGCGGGCGTTGTGGATTGAGGCGATGCAGAGGATTGACGAGGAGTTGAGATCAAGCTCCGAGGACGACTAAACGATGGGTGACATCAAGTTTTCAATTACCGTTGATTCCACCGGAGCGGTCAAGGCCGTCAAAGATTTCGAGGGGGCGATTGACGGGACCGGTAAAGCATCAGAGGCGGCCCAGCCGAAAATGACCGGGCTTTGGAAGGAGATCCTTGGGGCTAATTTTGCGTACGACCTAGCCAAGCAGGCCGGCCGTGCATTCGTCGATTTAATTGGGGAGTCTATCGGCAACGCCGTGGAGGACCAAAAGTCACAGCACGAATTAGCCGAGGCCATCCGACAAACGGGGCGGAGTTACGAGATCGTGGGTCCGGCGCTAGAGGCGTTCGCCGCGAACATGGAGAGGGACACGCTGTATACGGATGAGCAGGTCCGTTCCGCGTCGGCGCTGATGGTACAGATGACCGACCTAGACGCAAGGGGGATTCAGCGGGCCGTCCGGGGCGCGGCCGGGCTGGCCACGGTTATGAAGATCGACCTGGAATCTGCGTCACGGCTCGTAATGAAGGCGATGGAGGGAAATTACGGGGCGTTGTCCCGTTACGGGATCAAGGTCGACGAGACGCTGACGGCGGAACAAAAACAAGCGGCCCTGTTGAATCAGCTTGAGGGGCTTTACGGCCGGGCGGAGGCGGCCACCCAATCATTTTCCGGCCAGGTCGACCAACTGCGAAAGGCGTGGGAGAACACGAAGGAAGAGTTTGGGCGTGTCGTGCTCAATACCAACCTCATGCAGGCGGGGACACAGATCCTCACGGGGGCGCTGGAGACGCTGCAACAGGGGATCAAGGGCGCAAAGGGACAGCTCCGCGAACTGGCTCTCGCAAAAAAGGCCGACATCGACGCCAACGCGGCGGCCTACGAGAGCCTCGTTAAAATGGCCGATTCGCTTGGATGGTCGCACGCGAAGCTCTACCTGCTGACACAGCAGTATAGCCTCAACTACGTCCAGCTCCGGGAGTGGATACAGGGGAACATGTTCGGTTTGGCGGCGGCGGATGCGCTGGCCGCGGCGGAGGGGAGGCTCGCGGCGGCGCAAACAGAATATTTTTCCACGCTGCGGGTGCTCGGTATTCCGACGTTGAAGGAGGAGGCAAAGGCCGAAGGGGAGCGGCAAAAAAAACTCGCCGACCTGAAGCTGGCCCTGGCCGACGGCATCATCAGCCAGGATCAATACGCCAAGGGCATTAAGGATTTGTCGGAGCAACAGAAGGAGGCGGCGAAGGCGATATCGCGGACGGCCGACGAGATCCGGGATCTGGCGTTGGCGAAGATCAGGGCAAAGCGGGCGACCGAGGAGTTGCTGCGTCCAGGGAAGGAATTAATCGAGCAGCAGAAAGAATTCAAGAAAACGCTCGGTGAGCTTGGGGCGCTGGAGCTCGATCATTCCGAGGACAAGCTCCCGAAGCTGGCCGACAGTGTCGATGACCTGGAGGTCGCATACCTGGACGCGGCCGCGGCGGTGGCACAGCTTGCTGAGTATTCCAATGCCCTCACGCCCCCCGTAATCAAATCCTGGCAGGACTGGGGCGCGGACGTCCAGGGAATCATCCAGAACACATTTTCGGCGCTGAATACGTTGATTGGCGGTATGGCCTCGATCTCCCAGCAATCCCTGAGTAATACACTGGCGAACCTGGACGCCGAATATCAGGCCCGCTTGAAATATATCGATCAGACGATCACGGACGAGACGCTGAGGGCGGAGGCTATCGCCGCGCTGGACGCGGAGTTCGAGAAGAAAAAACTGGACGCCAAGCGGGAGGCGGCGCGGAAACAGAAGGCTCTTGATGTTGCCCAGGCCATTAGCGGAGTAGCCCAGGCGGTCATTGCCGCCCTTCAGGTCAAACCGTTTTTCCCGTTGGGCCTGGCTATGGCGGCGGTGGCTACCGCGATGGGCGCGGCTCAGGTGGCCATGATCCAGCAGCAGCCCATCCCCCTGGCTTCGGGCGCGGTGTTCACGGAGCCGACGGAGCTATTCACCGGCGGGCGGCGATACGTGGCCGGGGAGAAGGGGCTGGAGGTGATGGCGACGGAGGAGACGCTGAGGCGGATTGTCCGCGACGAAGTACGGGGGGGCGGGTCCGGGCGCGCGGGCGGGGGCGCATACGGCCGCCCGATAGCGCTTACGGTTCCCATCTATATCGGGACAAAAAAAATCAAAGAGGAGATCATCTCCATCTCTCAAGAGGGCCTTGATCTGGGACGGCTGGCGATCCGCGGTCGAAACGTAAGGCCGAGTTAACGCGGGAGTAAAAATTGAAGGACTCTCGAATCCTGTACAAAAATTTATGGCGGGACGGAACGATCATCGCCCGGTCGTCACAGAACCCGCAGTTCCCGGCGGAGTCGACGCAGGACGATGACACGGCGTTGACGTGGAGGAGCCGGAGCGGAGCGGGATCGGGCAATGGCTTGTTCCGGCTGTTTATGACGCTCAGTTCCTCGATTCTCACGGGCGGTGATTGCGAATCGGCCGCTCCGTTCACTCCAATTTCGGGCGCGGCTCTGGATGTATGGGCCGACGGCCAAGCCGGAAACTGTCTGCGCATGACGACATCCGCCGACGCCAACCGTTATTTTTACCAGAACGTCAACCTGGTTGCCGGACAATGGTATTACGTTTCAGGCTACGCCAAGAGTGGAACGAGCGGCGCGGTCACGGTCGACCTAAAAATTGGGAGCAACGTGGCCATCGGATCCATTACGACCGATGGAACGTGGAAGTTGATCTCGTATTATTTTTTAGCGATGACGACCGAGACCGTGCAGTTTCGGTGCAACCAGCAAACGGCGGCCGCGGGAACGGTGTTTTTCGACACCCTGAACGTGCGTCCGGTGTCGGCCGGGAACAGGCTGATTTGTTTCGACGAGGGCGCGGGAAAACTCGTGGCCATTCTGACGGCCGGAGATTACAATGGCCAAACCCTTGCCGCTCATATCGCCGCGGTGATGTCGGCCGCCGGCGGGGATTACACGTGTACGTATAGCGAGCAGACCGGCAAATTCACCATCGCCCGGCCGGCGGGGAATTTCACGCTTTATTTCGCAGACGGCGGAACGACATCGGACGCCCTTGGGTTCAACGCCGAGACAAAGACCGGGGCGGCAACTTATACGGCGGACAACAGGCGTATCCACACCGAAGAGTTTATCGACCTTGACGTCGGCGCGGCCGCGGAGGTTGATTTTGTCGCCCTCCTCAATCATAACTTCACGGCGACGGCGACAATCACCCTATTTGGGGCCGATGACGCGGCGTTTACGGCCAACCTGACCACGGACGTCTTGGCGTATAACGCGGCCAATGGATATTGGATCTTGCCGGCGCCGAGAACGAAACGATATTACCGGATCCACATCATCAACCGGCCAAACTCGAATCTGTATATATCCATCGGGACAATAGTGCTTGGAAAATCACGCGACCTCGGCGGTCCGTTCCGGCGCGGCTGGGGCCGCGGCTATGTCAACGACAGTGCCAGCGAGGAGACGCCGTCGCGGAATCNNCGCCGTCGCGGAATCTTTTCCTGACTCAGGCCCGGCCGGCGGTTCGGTCGTGGTCGTGCTCGTGGACGAACCTTTCGGACGCGGCCCAGGCGTACATCGAGGAGGCCGTAAGGGAATGCGGGGGCGTCTATTGCCTGATGGTTTGTACGAACGCGTCCGACCCAATGAACAACTCGTATTGGTTCCGGATGGTCGACCCGCCATTGGCTGAAAACATATCGGCCAACAGGTGGTCGTGGACGTGTGATTTCATAGGACAGCCCTGACGATGGGATATACGGTCACTCCTCCGGTAATATCGTCGGCAACGGCCCCCTCGCCCACTCAGATCAATTTGGCCTGGACCAACGGCGCGGCCTATGCGGCCGTCGACGGGATACGGATACGGACCGGGCCGAACGCAAACGGACCAACGTCTGCGACAATTTATTTGGCCGGCTCGGCGACGTCCTATCAGCTGACGGGGCTGACTGAGGGCGGGTGCTACTGGATCTATATCGCCGGCAAACAGGCGGTCGCCGGGGTGGACTTCTGGTCGGAGTGGGATATTTACGGCCCGGTCTACACGCGCCTATTGTCTCCGGCGTCCCTGGCCGCAACGCAAATCGTTGACGGCAAGAGCACGCTGACCTGGCAGGTCCGCTCGTCCAAGGCCCTCTATCAACAGGTCTACAAATCAACAGACGGCGTCAATTTCAGTCAGGTCATCGGCGTCCTGGATGATCTCGTCACATCGAAAGAGGTGACGGGGCTGACCGAGGCCCGATACTGGTTTAGGGTCAAGTGCTGGAACGATAACACGTCGTCGGATTGGTCCAACGTCGCCGAAGCCGCCAAGGCGCTGGCCGCTCCATCCAACCTCGTGGCCGCGCAAAAATCATCCACGTCGGCCGCGTTAACCTGGAAGGATAATTCCAGCGGCGAATCGCTGTTTAAAATCGAGCGGTCGACATCGTCAAGCGAATATTCGTTTTCTCAGATTGCGACGGTCGGCGCGAACGTCACGACGTTTACGGACACGGGGCTGACTCCCGGGACAAAATACTATTACCGGGTCCGTGCTTACGAGGCCGTCGCGGGAAACTCCGCCTATTCTAACGTCGCCAACGTGACGCCCCAAGCGGTTGCCCTGCCGACGAACGTAGAGGCGACGGCGCTCTCGTCAACGTCGGTCAAGGTTACCTGGCAGGACAATTCCAACAATGAGACCGGGTTTAAAATCTATCAAAACGGAACGCTGATTTACACGGCCGGGGAGAACGAGACCTCGTACACGAAAACGGGGCTGACGCCCGCGACCTGGTACAAATACCAGATTGAGGCTTTCAATGCAACCGACTCCTCCGGCAAAACGGCGGAGGTCAAGGTTTTTACGTCGGACCCGCCGAAGGCTCCGTCCGGCCTCGCGCTTCTCGCCATCGGTACGGATAAGATCCGGGCCAACTGGACCGACAACGCCAATAATGAGACGGGCTTTAAAATCGAGCGGTCGACCGACGGGGCCACCTATACAGAGGTTGGGACCGTGGGTGTCAACATCACGACCTTCGACCTCTCCGGGCTTTCGTCAAACACGCTCTACTACGTCCGCGTCAGGGCCTACAACCTCTCCGGCAACAGCGCCTATTGTACCGTCGTCACGTGTCGGACAAAGGCGGCGATTGCGGTTCCGACGGACGTTGCGGCGACTCCCCTGCTGATCGGGGGCGCCCTGCGCGTGGAGGTCCGATTCGCGGATAACTCCGTGGAGGAGGACAAGCACGAGATCCAGCGGAGCGTTGACGGCGGCGCCTATTCGAAACTCGCGGACACGATCGCCAATCAATGCGTCTATTACGATTCGGCGGTGGAGGCCGGTAAAACCTACGCCTATAAGGTCCGGGCCTGGCAAGGGGCGACCTCGACGGATCTATCAGACGCGGCATCCTGTACGATAGCGGCCGCGCCGTCTGTGCCATCGGGCTTGACTATTGGAGATCTCCGTTGGCCGGACCGCGTCCCGCTCGCTTGGACGCCAGTCCCCGGCGCGGTCCAGTATGTCGTCAGGATATCGACCGACGGGTCAAGCTATAGCGACTACACGCACCGCCCGCCGGCGGGGTGTGATCGAATCACGGTGACGGGACTTGTAGCCAAGACGGCGTACTGGTTTAAAATCAAATCGCGGGGGGTGTGGGGGTACTCGGCGGAATCTTCGGCCGTCACCTGTACCACTCCGGAGGCGTACGTTCCGACGAAATTTGAGGCACTGTGCCTCCAGCCGAAAAAAAAGATCGTCTCGCTGGTGGAGGTCAACCCGGCCATCGTGTTGTCCGGTTGGGCGCTGACGTCCGGCCAGACATATACGTATGAGACGGGCGTCTCTTGGCCGGAAATCGAGATAGACGCCGTCACCGAAAACGGGGCCGCCCTCGTCAAGCGGACGTCGATTTCGTCCGTTGAAACAAGCGGGGGCTGGTATTACGACGCGGCGGCGGGGAAAATCTACGTCCGCATTTCGTCCGGGGCGGACCCGGTGAATGTGGTGGTGGTCGCGTCCGCGTGGGTGTTTTTTACCAACTGGCAGAGAGGTTCGACGGTCTATAACGGCCGACGCTATTTGCCGCTTGTCCCGGCTGACGGTCTGTCAGAGATAACGCAAACGCTTGAGGCCCATTATCGAGGCTCGGTTATTGCGACGTGCGGAAGCGTCTCGCTGATCAACGGCCGGGCTCGGGCCTGGGGCGGGGGCCACTATTTTGATGACCGATGCGCCGCATGGATCTGGCGTAATCGCAAGGTCCGCCTGCTGGCAGGCGGAGAGGGGTTCGACTACTCTGACTTTCAGCCTATTGCCACGGCCCTGATCTCGTCAACGTCGATCACCGATTATCGGTTCTCGGTTTCGCTTAAAGATGCCCGCGAGGGGCTCCATTGTAATTTGCCGAAGCGGGCGTACAACCTGACCGATTTCCCGATGCTCGATCTTCGCTTTGAGGCGGAGGAGGGCGCAACGGGAGTCCCGCGGCCGCGATATTATGGCGCCGTCACTCACGTTATACCGGTTTGCGTTGACACCGCAAATCTAATTTTCGAGCTCCACGACGGCCGGATTACCTCGGTGGCAGAAGTTCTTTTCCGGGGCGCCGCGCTGACGGAGGGGACGGACTACGTCGTCGATTATACGATGGGGCGGATCCAGCTCGCAAAAACGCTAGGGTACAGCGTGACCGAGGATTCGCTCGAGTGTTCGTTTTCGGGCCAGGCCGACGAGTGTGGGGCGGCGATTGAGACGGGGCCGATGATTTTCTTGGATATGGCCAGGCGGGATTGGGGCCTGGGATGGGCGGACTTGAACCTGGAATCGATATGGGAGGCCCATGCGGCGCGGCCGACGGCGCAAGGGGCGAAACTGTACAAGGAGACGAGCACAGAGGAGTTTGTCGGCCTGCTCGAAAAATCGTGCCTGGCGTATTCATTTCAGGATGCGGCCGGGAAAATCGGGTTTCGGGTTTCTCCGGCGGCGGCTCCGTCGGATACGGTCTATCTCACAGAACACAGGATCGTCGACATCGGCCGTGACGAGGCTGTTGATTCCTCGTTCGGCGCGCTCAAAATCAATTATGACGAATGGCCGAGCACTCAGCGATACCGGTGGATTGAGAAACAGGCGATGCTGGAACAGTGGACGAGCGGCGTCCAGGGCACGCTGACGCTATCGACGACGCTGACCGACAAGGCGGGGGCCGACGCGCTGGCTGACGAGATCTTGGACGCGCTTAATCTGCCGACGATCTGGGTTGTGGTGTCGCGTATCCTGCTGGCCCGATCTGTCGGCGATACGGTCTATTTAACGAGGGGGCGGTTTTTTGATGCCCAGGGGACGGCCAATAATCGGCTCTATCAGATCGTACAGCTGAGCAAGGACCCGAGCACCGGGAAATGCAGGATTGAGATTCGGCCGGTGACGGTGACGGCCTAGAGGGAGGTGGACATGGACGGACGACAAAAAGATTTTGCGGGGGCCGGGGATCTATCGGCTCACGTGAGAGACGACGCCAGGACCGTACACGGGATCTGGTCGCTGGTTCGGGACAGCATAGAAAAAAAACCCTGCTATTTCCGGTTTTGTAATCCAACGGCGCTCTCGCTGGCGATGAACAATACGGAGCAAGATTACTACTTTACGTCGGCGACGTCGGCTCGGGCGATTGCGGTCCTGTTAGAGCTGAGGCAAAGCGGAACGGGGGCATGGGTTTACTCTTCGTGGAAAAAGAAGGGGGCGGCAAACTGGGATCACGATGGGGGGCTTTGCGTCAATGACGCGGACACGGGAAAGAGCGGCCAGATAGACCGGTACTCGGAATGGTGGATCCAGCGGGTGGACGCCGAACAGCGGGTCACGTACAAGATCAGCCGTCAGGGAACGACACGAATATACCTACTGGGATGGATCGAACAAGAGGGGTAAGATGTGCATCCAAAAAATCATAGATGCCCTGAGGCCGCGGCCAACGGTTGTCGCCTGGATCTGTGAGGATACGGGATTGCTGGCCGGGGCGAAGTGCACCAAGATCGTCCCCCGGCGGTACTACGTCGAGCCGCGTCCGGGGGAGCCGGAGATGCCGGCGGACGTCTGTGATGTCCACGATGAGCCCGAGCCTCATCCGGAGCCGGAGCCCCAACCCGAACCGGAACCCGAGCCTGAGCCCGAGATTCCGCAGGCCGACCACACGCCCCCGCGTACGGGGATGGATTTTTATCAAGCCGTCTGTTTTCCGTTGGTCGACGTCAAGCGGTATCTGGATGACCTCGTCATCAACGGCGGGAGTCTGATTCGGTTTTTCGGAGATTTTGTCTGGCCGATAACCCACGAATCGGCCGGATGGAAATATTCGCTTTTTCGCCAAATCGGTTGGTACACAGAGCACGGCGGGCCTTTCGACGGCCGCGAATATCCACTCTACACAATCGCCAAATCTTTAGAGTACGGGGAGCCCTGGAACGAACCGGTCTGGGAAAAATACCGGGCGATTTTTAAACTTTGCGCGGAGCGGAAAATCAGGGTCACGTGGAGCGTCCTCGACGGGTGCTCGATGAAAAATTACAAGGCCGCTCCCGATCAAACGCGATATCAACCGCTCCTCCAGTGCGTTCAGCACCACGGCGCGGAGGGCGGGGATAAAACGTACAAACGCGTGGACGGGACGCGGGGAACCGGGTACTCAATCCACACCGGCGGAATCTATGGAGGGTTCGGCGGGGACCGGGGAACGATGCGCCAGTACCTCCCGTTCGTTTTCGACAAGGCCGTCCGTCTGCTTCGTTCCGTGCCTGGACTGGATTGGAGGATTAACCTGGGAAACGAGATGGAACGACGCCGCGAGGGTTCGGAGACTCAAGCCGACGTCGATAATATCCTCCGCGATTGGCACGACCATTTCATCCGGCAACTGCTGGCGCTCGGCGTTCGCCCGGATCAAATCGTTGTATCGATCACGGGGACAAACACGCGGGAGGCCGTGACCGCCCCCCTGGTCAAGCGATACGGAGTGACGGAACAAATCCACGGGCCGAACTCAGACGCGGCGCTCCTGGATTTTCTCTCTCGTTTTCCCGGCGCTGAGATCGACGGAGACGGTCAGGACCGTCACGCGGCCGGGTACACAAACGGGATGATGAGACTCCCGTCAATCGAACAATGCCGACGGATGCGGTCGATCCTCAAAGACCGGGGGCTGACCTATCAGACCTACAACGCTCATTGCGAGCCCGCCTGGGGCCAGCAGGACATCCGGCTGGCCGATTGGGCCGAACAGCGGGCGCTGGCCGGTTGACAAATTGAAGGAGGCACTATGGAATTGCCAGATCGGATAAAGAAGTGTTTGCAACGTCATCCGGAATGGGAGAACCGCCGCGTCGCCAAGTCTACCGGCGCCAGGCGTGACGACGTCGCGGCCGTGAGGCGCGGGGAGGGGCTGCCGCCCCGGCACGAATCACCGTTCGCGCCGCTCCCGCCGGCGGCTGCCCTGTCAGTGCATCCGCCCAAGGTCAAGGCCATCCCACTGGCCGGAGTCCACCTGCTCAGCAAAAAGCCCGTGGACCTGATGAAGGGCCGACTCTACGGCCTCGAGCGCGGCATGGGATATCCCGTCCCGGACCTTGCCCGGGCCTGGGGCGTGTCCGAGGAGACCCTGAAAACCCACGCCAAGAATCATAAGGCCCTGGCCTACGTCGAAGCCACGCCCGGCGAATATGTCCCGATCGTTGTCCATCCCGAGACGCCAAAAGGAGATTTGCTGTGACCGCAAAAATCGACCTCAAGGGAAAGCACATCACGTCAGACCCGGCGATGGAAAAGGTCATCGATGCCCAGTCCAAGATCGCCGACTTCCAGCGGACCATCAAGGCGCTCATGGCGGACCGGGCGCAGCTCCTCGATGAGTACAACGACATGCGGAACGCCCGCCCCGTCCCGAAGTGTCGGCCGCATGACCCCAAGCGATGCAAGGCAGATCAGATCAGGATGTCCTTCGGCGACGTTCACGGAATGATGATGGACCGGCCGGCCGTCGAGGCCATGCTCCGGGATGTCCGCATTTTCAAGCCCGACGTCCTGGTGATAGGCGGAGATCTGATCGAATGCGGCGGTTGGCTTGCCAAGCATCAGCCGATCGGGTTCGTGGCCACCTGCGATTATTCCTACCAGGATGATGTCCTGGGCGCGGCGTGGTTCCTTG